GGGATATGTTCACATATCGTATTGATTATAGTATCTGCGTTACTATAATCTATATCGTAGATATCCTTGTTAATTGCAGTATACTTGATATCTCTGTTTAATATTTCGCCGGCCTTATTAGCAGTATCGTCAATATCAAAGCTAGTTATATTACTAGTAGAAGAATTATGGTCAAATATTATTCGTCCTATAGTGCCAATCCACCCGCCACAGAGATATAATTCTCCAACGTTATATTCTTTTAATTGTACAGCCGCCCATACTTTACTTTGTATTTGAAATCTACTAAGTCCGTCTTTCCAGTTAACTGTACTATACGTGTTCATTGCTATCTTAAGATTATCCAAGAATCTAGGCAGTACACACTGAGTTAGCAACAGTAGTTCTATTAATGTTTCTACATCATCTGTTAATCGATCAAGTCCGGCACTTGTTTTATTTCTAAGAAAATTCGGCACGGTGTCTAGAACTTTATATTGATGTTGTTTACCTGGGTTATGTGCGTAGTCGTATATTGCTCTAAATATCTTAGGATGAGTTTGAACCAACACCCATTCATCTAGTCCGTATAGTAAATCTTTAGTTTTCATTTTTAATTTTTATTAGTGTGCCGCTGACTTCTTGTCTAGGTTTAGGAAAGTATGTCCAATTATGATACAATATTGCAAACATGCAAACGTACACAATAATTTCAACTTTAGTTTTCATTTGTTTGCAGAATGTGTAATCCACTGCTCATGTAGCCAATCAAAATCGTTTATTAGATTTATATCGTTCGTATTTTGCCTGACCCAGTCTCTTCCAGCTTGTGCGCCACTAACAGTCCAGTCGCCGTTTTCAACTCCAAGGTTAACAGAACACCAAACTTCTAAACGCTTGTCGGTTTCTTCATCAACTTGATTTTTAATTAATTTACTAGATAATTTAGCGGCTTCTCTAAATCCACTTCGCCATGCTGTTTCGGGATCACTGTTAAATTCAGTTGTGCCTATTGTTCTAGGAATTACTGTGAACTTGGCTCCTATACTAGTAGCTAAGTCTATATTCCATTTAGTTGCGTTTCTCAATAATTCTGTTGGAAATAATTTGACGCCGCCGAAGCCATAACTTAATCCATTGACTACATTCTTTACATGCCATACGTATACCACATCTCTATCATGTAACTTGGGATAATTGTCGAATGTAAATCTACCATCTACCACACAATCTGCATCTACTAGAAAGAACATATTGCTGGATACTACATTGGCGGCGGCTTTATGTGCTTCTAATAAACCTTTTACTCCGTTTATTCTATGTAGCTTGGTCTTGTTGTGTATTAGCTTATCTAATTTTTTATAATTTTCATCGGCATATGGTTCGTTATTACTTAAAAATACAATATCAAATTCTTCTTCTATACATCCATGATCCCATACTTTAACTGCTGTCTTTTGTAATCTGGGCGTTAGTTCTGTTCCGAGCGGAACAAGATAGCATCCAGCCCAGTCGGTTACTCGACCACTCTTTGGATTTGTCATCATAAACACATGCACTTTATCTTCGTTACCACGGGCTGGCATATATTTTTGATTCCACTTAACGCCTGGACTACAGAATTTATCAAAGTGCCAATATAGTTTAGTATCTCCTGGGCCCATACTCCAATTATACATATAAGGGCGTATATACCCATGCTCTTTATATTCGGGAGGATTGTCTATAAAAGATATCTTAACACCATATCTTTTATCGGTGCCTTCACAATACCATACATGTAAAAACTGTAGTGAATCATAGCTAGGTATAAAACTATCAGTTACCACCGACCAGTTGTACAATTGAAAATCTGGATTTATAATTATTTTAGGAACTAGATTTAATTTGACTTGCCCCATATCAATGTCGCCGCGGCAGTCTGCACTTGGAGTTAATCTAATTGCCCATATTCTTTCTCCGGGGGGTGTATAACTAGAATCTAAATACCAAGTATGTGTTAGCTTCATTGAATCAGCCAATGGCCTGTAGTCAAAATCAAAATTTTCAAATTTGATATTATCAAATAATGGATTAACCTCCCATGTCATGTCTTTATAAAACTCCTCGGGTATTGCATTTATAGTTCCTTGCAATACTGATCCGATAAAATTGTTCGGTTCCAATTTGTATGCCCATACATCATAGTTTGGCAAATTGATATCACCAGTTAAATTCCAAACATGACAATAATTACCTTGACTGTAATGTAATGTTGCTTGGGGTATGTCTGTGTATAGGCTAGCAGGCAAGGCTGTATTTGTGACTAAATTAAACTGATTTTTTACATTATTGTGTACAATTTTAATGCCTTCTGAGTCAGGAACATAAGAAATTCTTACGGCCTCGACAACTTCACCGTCAGTAGTACTGGTATCAAAATGCCAAACATGGTCATATTTTAAATCATATGTTGGAGGCAATAACGTTAGCATTTCATCTGTCTTGCCGTTATAATAAGGACTACACGATATGGATCTTCGTGGACGCACGGGGTATTGTATATATGAATCATTCCAGCCCGCCGGTATTAATTTTACTAACCAAAAACTTCTATCTTCCCAGACCCATAAATGCAAATGGCGTTTTTCATATGATACTGGAATAAATTTCCAATCAAAGTTTTCAAATACTTCTGTGTCTTTTATTTCGGCATTAACAAACCATGTCGTTAGGCCATCGGCCATTTTATATAACTCTTTGTCAGTATATGGCTTATCAACTAATATTACTTGAAACGTTGTATTCTGTTGTAATTCTATTAAATTCATTGTTTATCCAATCGAAGTCATTGATTAATTTTAATGCTGGTAAGTTGTTTTTATTCTTTAATCCGTATTCTTTGCCTGCTAATGCTCCGCCATACGAATAGAACCCGTACGGCACATTATTGTTTAATTGACACCATGCATCGAGTCTTTCTAAAGTTATACTATCATCACTAATTATACCACTGGCCAACTTTGTACATTCTCTAAATGCACTACGCCACGTACTAAACGGATCTGTATTAAATGCAGTTACGTTTGATATTTCGTTTTTGCTTACAAATTCGGCTCCCATACTAGTTGCTAAGTCTACTTTCCATTCGGATATAGATAGCAATAAATCCTTGCGATACAATTTTACGCCGCCATAACCATATATTAGATTATTAATGGGATTAATACTATTCCAACAAAATACACATTCATTGGATGGAATTCTGCCATATATTAATTCAGTTGGGGTCGGGGTATAATCAAAATTAAAAGTTTCTACTATTTGTGCATCTGCATCTACAATGTAAAAATTATTAGTCATACTTTTTCGGGCCGCGGCCTGATGTGCTAGTAATAAACCTTTTACTCCGCTAACTCTCTTTGCATGTGGTGCATACGTTAATAGTAATTTAAAGTTGTCGTCTGCATATGGTTCTTGGTATGACAGGAATATAACATCAAGCATTATTCATTCTCGCTACCGACACCTTTAAGTACTTGGTCTTCTTTAATCATTGGCCCTAGTCTATTAGGATTAACGTAAGTAGCTTTGAAGAACTTACTGCCCCACTCTCCCAATTCTGCAAGTTCTAAATTTAGTTCTTGGCGCAGTGCCATTCCTAAATTAATTGTTTCTTTCTTTAACTTAGTTGTATCCCATATATAATTGCTCTTATGGCATTGTTTATCGTTGCCAGCAAATTGCGGTGCAACAATAGAATTCCAATAGTTGTCATGCCATTCGAAATCTCTGACATTTACAAAATCAAACTCATCTCGTTTCATGTTAGTTAAGTAACATCCTAAACGTGTGCCGTACATGGCCCATTCGCCATTTAATACATCTTCGCCTACACTACACCATACCAATAATCTTTGATAATTTTTATAATGTATGTGTTCTCTAAACTTTTTAGGATTAATAGGAACTCCTCGCTGTAGTCCTAGTTTAACCCCTTCTCTAAAACCTGCCCTATAGGCTTGATAAGGAGTAGCATTGTTCATTACATCACTGTATACATTATTCATTTGAATGTAATTAATGTTCCAACAAAAATCTACTTGAGCTTCAGCAGTATCAGAATCCTCATGACTTTTCATTTGTTCCACTACATGCTTTGGCCAACACTTAATACCGCCATTGCCATATACTAATCCATTTACAACATTTTTGCCAGCCCAGCTTATTACATCATTTTGGCCAATTTTATTTAAATCAAGTTGTATGTTTAGAAAGTCTTCTCGTACGATATTATCAGCATCAATGGTAATAAATCTATCTGTGCTAGATAGTGCCGCGGCGGCCTTATGGCAAGCATCACTACCTTTGACCCCGTGACTTCGTTGTGCCCATGGTATTTTTGTTAGTAGGTCTGCATAATTTTCATCAGCGTTTGGTTCATCGTAACTCATGAACACAACATCAAATTCTGTTATAGGTGTCATCATTCTGTGGTCCAGTTTATCTTTACTTTTGTATTATTGTATATTAGATCCATATTATCATAGGGTTTTATGTAATCCAGTGTTATGGTATCTGTTACTTTAGAATCTATTGCAAACGTACCAAAATAATAACTAGGATCGTTATGTTTAATCAAATGAACAGCTATTGGTTCATCTAACACTTCTTTAATATTATTTGTTATAGTAACACCATTGTCTGAAAAATGCAACCGTATATGTGCGTCATCTGAATCCGTCTGGCCGGCTGTATTAATTGAGTATGTATATCCATTTGATGCAGGTGAATCTATTTGTGTACGTATCCATTCCCACGAGTACGAATCAAAATACGTTAAGGTCCATATTACTAAATGATTCAAGTTTTCCTCAGTAACCCATGGCACTGAAAATTGTAACGTATGATTTAATAGTTCATTTAAGTTACATTGTATTGTATCATATATTTTATTTGGATCTAGCTTATCTATTATAAAAAATGTTATGTACTCTTGATCTGCTTGTATTTTCTGAAACGGTAATGCTTGTAATAAATTATCAAATATAACATTGTCCACAGATATTGTTAATATTTTTTTCGATAGATTGAACATTAATTTTGTTACAGCATTAGTGTCTCCATATGGCAATGCTTCTAACTTAGGTATGCGAGCTTCCAAACTCCTTAATAAGTTATCTTTTTTAAATAATTGTTTAGTTCCAGTAGAATTATCATGTGCAACAATAAAATTAAGCTCGCTGTCTGCCGATGATAATATTTGTTTTAATAATTTATTATCATTAGATACTTTAATAAAATTATCTATATTTGGATGTTCTACTTGGATACCCGACACTATCCCGGTTTCGGTATGATACAATACATAATACTCTGTGGTAGTAACTTGCGTGGTTTCAAACAAACTTTGAAATTGCTGTAAACTCTTATGCATTGTATACCTTTATTAGTCTTTGATATATTTCGTCAGTCATCCAGGTACTAGTATAATGCCATATTCCATGTTGTATAAAATTTTCTACTTTAACTTGGCCAGAATCTAATATCCAAGAATTTAAAAATTTATACCAATTCATTTTAGCCCAGTTATAATGTATTGTGTTTTCTTCCTGCCTGCTTAACGTTGTTATATTAAATCCTTGACTAACAGATATGTCAGATAATTTTTGGGCTAGGCATAATACAATATTAAATTTAAACTTTAAATTATCATCTATACTATATTCTGTTAAAAACTGTTCTTTAAATGTATCCCAATACGTAATTATTCTATGTGCAAGTAAAATAAATTCTTTAAATTCATCTATATTTTTATACAGGATTGCGTTACTCCAGATATCTTTAAGGCCATTTTTTATTATAATTTTTCTATTAGAGTATAACTGTTTTGTTATAGGCACTCCTTTGAAATCTAATAAAGTACGATTAAACACTACATTTGAATGTAGCAAGTTATCAAATAAATCTGTAATGTTTGATAAAACTAATGTGTCGCTATATAAAAATAATGTATTCGTATACGGAGTAATAATTAATGCGTCGAGTAATTCTTGTTCTACTACACCAGTCGACTTTATTGTTATAACGTTGTCAAAATATTGTTTGTCGACATCTAACCCTGTTGGTATAATTAGTGTCACTGGCAATTGGCTATTTGCTTTTGCTGTTACTGCTAATAAAATTGCCTGCTCAACACATTTAATGTTATTAGCAAATGTTATGATTCCATTAGACATTGTATACTTCCAATAACTTATCGTAATGCCTTAATAAGGCCATTTTATTCATCATATGAATATCCTGATCTTGCACTCTTACTACTATATCCTGGGAGGGCTTGTGATTAATGTAATGACTTAAAAATGTAAAATCATTTTTACCATTGACTTGAACAAGGTCATCCTTTTGATCCATGTAACGCATAACCTTGGGTGGTATTTCGTTAACAAAGTTCCCCTCCATCTGTCCATTCAATAAATGTATAGCTATTGCACTGGCATAGTCTGTCCTAAACATTCTGCCGGGGAATTTATACAAAAATTTATAATAGTCATAATTGTCTTTAACATGATGCCACATATTAAAAAATTGTGTGCTTTGTTCACTTTTGGTCCAGTAAATAACTGTGCTCCACCACATATCAATACCTTCAGGATGTAAGCGTTGTTCGTCGTGATGTGGTAACTCCATTCGAAGTCCTTTGGCTGTTCTAAATAATGCCAGCTCGTAATCTGTGTCAAATAGCCTATCTAATGAATTGTTTCCTAATATATAATCAACATCAATTAGTAATGTTTTGTCCCATGGAGTTAAGTTAAACACATTATGTTTATTGCCATTACTAAATTGTGTTGTAAAATTTTTATCTGGGCTGTCGTGATGTAGCCTAGTATTCTTATCGTGTGTTAATGTTTCAACTATTATTTTATCAAAGCACCTATCTATTAAAGATTTACTTTGTGTTTTTTTTAAATGGTCGTAGGTTGATGCGTCAGTTAGTAACGCAATGTTATTATTAGTTAAATTTGTTTTAACTGATAGTGCTGTGATGATTGCTAATTTTGTATAATCTATCTTTGCATTATTATACGCAAATAGTACTACTCCATTAGTCTGTGACATTTGTTAAACTCTTAACATTACGTTGTTTTTTTATTTTTTCATTCTCTATAAAAAACTCGTTCATAGCCATAGTATATGCGCTATTAAGTTTTTCCAGAAAAGTTGGCAAGTCTTTAATAAGTATTGGTGTTTCGTTGTTATCCAAAAATACCTGTTGTTCGAAATCTGAAGATATCAAATATTGAATGTAACCCATTATTTCTGGGGTAGAGGTAAAAATCCCATTATTGTGATTTACAAGTTTTTGAATTTCAGCTCGTTGTCTGAGATTAATTTTCTGATTGGCTAATGTTAGACGATAATTACTAAAGTCTAACGCGGCCGCAAGTCTTTTGTCCATATGCGATATCTCTCTGTGTATTAAGTACGCAGTTATTTATCGCAATAGAATTTGTTAATTACCTGAAAGAGGGGTCGTGATAGCCAAAATAGGTTTTTCTATCCTAAATTGGACTCCGCCGAAATCTATGCCGCCAGCATAACCGATGTTGTAAGATAACGTATGACGGCCATGTACTACATTACCAATGGATCTATTGTCAATTTCTACTTTAATGTGTATTTGACGTCCATTAACAATCTTACCGAATATTCTGAGTTGTGGACAATTACCATAGCCGCCGTATCCGCCATAGCCGCCGTATCCGCCATAGCCTCCATAGCCGCCGTCGCAACAATAGGCGCCGTATTCGCCGTATCCGCCATAGCCTCCATAG